GTGACGCGAAAAGATGCCTGGTACTTTGCCAACTATGACCCGCGTATGAAGCGTGAAGGCCTGCATTATGTCGTGGTTGAGCGGGATGAAAAGTACATGGCGAATTTTGACGAGATGGTGCCGGAGTTCATCGAAAAAATGGACGAGGCACTGGCTGAAATTGGTTTTGTATTTGGGGAGCAATGGCGATGACGCATCCTCACGATAATATCCGGGTAGGCGCGATCACTTTCGTCTACTCCATTACAAAGCGAGGCTGGGTATTTCCCGGCCTTTCTGTTATCAGAAATCCACTGAAAGCACAGCGGCTGGCTGAGAAGATAAATAACAAACAGGAGGATATATGAGTCAGGTTGGTAATCATTCATTCGAATTTCCGGCATCGCAAGGTGTACAGGGTGGTACTGTTACACTCTTCCTTACCATACCAGGAAGATCGCTGGCTCGTTTCCTCGCTTCAGATAATTACGGCCATACACTGGAACGCTCTCAGCGAGAAATTAATCCAAATCGAGTACGAAAATTTTTAAATTATCTCACTAACGCAGACTCAAGAAATGAGCCTTTTATCATTCCCCCTCTCGTAGGTAACTGTGATTCGAATATAGAATTTGTACCGTTTGGCAACACAAATGTTGGTATAGCCAGAATTCCCCTCGACGCCGAAATAAAACTTTTTGATGGTCAACATCGTGCAGCTGGCATTGAGATATTTTGCCGAAGTTCCCCATCAACGCTCATGGTTCCCATGATGCTTACAATGAATCTGCCGCTAAAAACCCGGCAGCAGTTCTTTTCGGACATAAATAACAACGTTTCTAAGCCATCAGCGACCATCAATATGGCGTATAACGGCCGGGATGATATTGCTCAGGGAATGATATCCTTCCTGACCCAACATACTGTATTTGCCGATATAACCGATTTTGAACACAACGTAGTGCCATTAAAAAGTAATATGTGGGTGAGTTTCAAGGCACTCACTGATGCAACGTCAAAGTTCGCTAGGAACGGCAATCAACAACTTGAAATGGGATATATAGAATCTGTCTGGGAGGCATGGATTACACTAACTCAGATTGACTCAATCCGACATGGTGTACACCACGCTACGTACAAGCGCGATTATATTCAGTTCCATGGAGTAATGATTAACGCTTTCGGTTTTGCGGTTCAACAGATGATGGTTAATCATTCCATCGCAGAAATAACTTCTATGATCGAAAAACTATGTGCAACTACCAGCTCTGCAGAAAGAGAGGATTTTTTTCTGATGGATAACTGGGCGGGGATCTGCACGAAAGCCAGCCAGGAAAAACTATCTGTTATTGCCAATGTGGCAGCGCAGAAAGCAGCAGCAAACAGACTGATACAAGCTTTTACCAAAGGAAGTCTGGAAACAACTTAATGAATCAACATTGTCTCATATCAGCATGCTGTACGGCGTCTTTAAGGAACGGTGAGCATGAAAAACAAAATCATCATGGAGCTACAGGCTCCTTTTTTATTATTCGCATTCACCCTCAAGCGTATTAACCAACAATTCAGGGATTAATGAAAGATGGCAGACATCATTGATTCAGCATCAGAAATTGAAGAATTACAGCGCAACACAGCAATAAAAATGCGCCGCCTGAACCACCAGGCTATATCTGCCACTCATTGTTGTGAGTGTGGCGATCCGATAGATGAACGAAGACGCCTGGCCGTTCAGGGTTGTCGGACTTGTGCAAGTTGCCAGGAGGAGATCGAACTTAAGAACAAACAATGGGGACTGTGATGGCTTCAAAGCAGCAAATTTCAACATCGTCCAACTGAGGTGTAAAAATGTTCAGAATCATTTTTCCTAACACCTGGTACGTCGACCACCACGGCACTCCCTGCAAAATCCTGCGTTCTACCCACAACAAAGTTCACTACATCCGAAAAGGCAGAACATGTATCGCCAGCATGTTCCGCTTTAATCATGACTTTGAACCTGTGAATAAAGCTGATGCAGATCGGATAGCAGAAGAGATCGAAACGGCAGAACACATTAAGAAGTTACGTGCCATACGCAGGAAATAGAAAAATTGATAAATTCAATACTGCATTACTCAGCATTAAATTTATCTCTATGACCAGTCAAGAGATGTACCTGCCATGAGCTTAATATCATGTCAGATATATCGGTCACAAACTCCCTCAGCAGCTAAGAGGAGGACAAATGTCTCGACTAATCACTTTACAGGACTGGGCTAAAGAAGAATTTGGGGACTTAGCACCAAGTGAGCGAGTTCTGAAAAAATACGCGCAAGGGAAAATGATGGCCCCACCCGCTATAAAAGTTGGTCGCTACTGGATGATTGACCGAAATTCCCGTTTTGTAGGAACGCTTGCAGAACCGCAACTCCCAATAAACGCAAACCCAAAACTCCAACGGATAATCGCTGATGGCTGCTAGACCCCGATCTCACAAAATCTCTATACCCAATTTATATTGCAAATTAGATAAGCGAACCGGAAAGGTATATTGGCAATACAAACATCCACTATCCGGTCGTTTTCATAGCTTAGGAACTGATGAGAATGAAGCAAAACAAGTTGCTACTGAAGCAAATACCATTATTGCTGAACAACGTACCAGACAAATATTAAGCGTCAATGAGCGTCTGGAAAGAATGAAAGGCAGGCGCTCAGACATTACGGTGACAGAATGGCTTGATAAATATATTTCTATCCAGGAGGACAGGCTGCAACATAATGAACTAAGACCCAACTCCTATCGGCAAAAAGGCAAACCCATTCGTCTTTTCCGTGAGCATTGTGGAATGCAACACCTCAAGGATATTACCGCACTTGATATTGCCGAAATAATTGATGCTGTAAAGGCTGAAGGTCATAACAGGATGGCGCAAGTCGTGAGAATGGTGTTGATCGACGTCTTCAAAGAAGCACAACACGCAGGACATGTTCCGCCAGGATTTAACCCTGCGCAGGCAACAAAACAACCGCGAAATCGAGTAAACCGCCAAAGATTGTCACTGCTCGAATGGCAGGCAATATTTGAAAGCGTAAGCAGACGGCAGCCCTATTTAAAATGCGGCATGCTACTTGCTCTTGTTACTGGACAACGTTTAGGCGATATCTGCAATTTGAAATTCTCTGATATATGGGACGACATGTTGCACATTACTCAGGAAAAAACCGGTTCAAAACTTGCTATTCCGCTTAACCTGAAATGCGATGCTCTGAATATTACCCTTCGTGAAGTTATATCTCAGTGCAGGGATGCTGTTGTTAGTAAATATCTGGTCCATTACCGTCACACTACCTCTCAAGCAAACAGAGGAGACCAGGTTTCTGCAAATACTCTGACAACGGCTTTTAAAAAGGCCCGGGAAAAATGTGGCATAAAATGGGAGCAAGGAACTGCGCCCACATTTCATGAGCAGCGATCTCTCTCAGAACGGTTATATCGGGAACAGGGTCTGGATACGCAAAAGTTGTTAGGCCATAAATCCAGAAAAATGACCGACCGATACAATGATGATCGTGGTAAAGACTGGATTATCGTAGATATCAAAACAGCATAGAAAATAGCCAGTTTTGGGGAAGGGTTTTGGGGAAAGTTTTGGGGAAGATTTTACATCATCATAAATCAACGGGCGTGTTATACGCCCGTTTCAATATTTAACACATGTAGTGATTACATATTCTTGATGATCGCGTCACCAAACTCTGAACATTTCAGCAGTTTAGCGCCTTCCATCAGACGTTCGAAGTCATAGGTTACAGTCTTCGCGTTGATCGCGCCTTCCATACCTTTAACAATCAGGTCTGCGGCTTCAGTCCAACCCATGTGGCGCAGCATTAGTTAGATGACTAAATCGTAACTATTTGACATAGCAACATAATTTTACTAATTTGCATATAACTCATTAGCCCTTAGCATTTCTATAACTCATTGATTATAAACATGTGTTTTTGAGTTTTGATAACCATTTTTAGCATAAAAATAGCAGTTAACATTTGCAGAAGTTAAGATCAGAGAAAAATTTTACCCTGTAGGGTATTACGTCTTAAATGTGACTTTAATAAATAATTTTATTTCTGTAATCGGTTTATATTAACGTAAAGCATCTCGATTAGTTCTTTTGCATTTTTACTATAGTGCAATTCTCTATGGCAATTCGGACAAAGGGCAACACAGTTATCTGTTGTATCAGCACCACCTGAAGACAGGGGAATTACATGATGCACTTCCAAATATGGGTTTCCATCATTTAAATAAAACGGAGCATTTTTACCACAGTTTTCACATATACCTTTACTTTGCTGTAAAATCCAAGCTTTTACCATCGGGTCTCGGACATAAACTTTTTGTAGTCTTTCTACCTCAACTGGTTTCCTAGAGCCCTCGGGTTGACTCAACGTTTTCTTAATTAATTTACTAACCCTCATATTCAGAAGCGATTCATCATCTGTAGGCTGTGAAAGCTCTGATAGTTCTCCACGTATTATAGACGCCCAAAAACTGTCACTATAAATACCTGGAACATTTATCAATATTCGTTTCGTTCTATTGCCGGAAGGAATTTCCTTTCTCCCCGTACGACTAAAATAAGCCTGATAACCACACATCTTCAAGCGTATATCGCGGGGGCTATTACCAATCAAAGTAAAATATTCACCAGGATGGATTTTTCTTTCATCCAAAGAATGCATATGTTTTCTGACTGATGATGACGCCAGATATACTACGACTTGGGATACACCAGAATCAACCAACCGTTCAATGATATAATCAAGAGCGATATTGTAATCTTTGTTTCTGTCACCCGGCCCCCACGACTCAAGGATTAGACCATAAACACCATCCTCTTCACCTATCGAACACTCAGCTTTCAGTTCAATTCCATTATTATCAAAAACATGCATAATATTAATCTTTAATCAATTTTTCACGACAATACTACTTTTATTGATAAAATTGCAACAAGTTGCTGTTGTTTTACTTTCTTTTGTACACAAAGTGTCTTTAACTTTATTTATCCCCTGCAGGAAACCTCTTATACAAAGTTGACACACCAACATCATAGATAATCGCCACCTTCTGGCGAGGAACTCCTGATGCAATTAATCGTCCGGCCTGTTCCCATTGTTCTGGTGTAAGTTTGGGACGACGTCCACCAATTCGTCCCTGTGCGCGAGCAGCTTCCAGTCCAGCTTTTGTTCTTTCAACAATCAGTTCACGCTCCATTTCAGCCAGGGCACCCATCACATGAAAGAAAAAGCGCCCCATTGGGGTACTGGTATCAATTGAATCCGTCAGACTACGAAAGTTGATGCCTCGTTCGCGCAACTCCTCCACCAGCACGACAAGATGCCGCATACTGCGCCCCAGTCGGTCCAGTTTCCAGACCACCAGCGTATCACCTGCCGATAATGTCCTGAGCAGTTTTTTCAGTCCCGGCCTTTCGGACTTTGTACCGCTTATCTTGTCTTCAAAAATCAGCTCGCATCCTGCACAGTTCAGCGCATTACGTTGTAGATCTGTGTTCTGGTCATTTGTTGACACACGTACATAGCCAATAAGCATGGTAGATCTCCCTGACAAAAGCAGGAATGATGCCATTTGCTCGTTATTTCTGCATTTTCATAAACGTTGGTTTGGGAGAAGCGGCAAAACGAAATGTGGGGACAGGGGAAAATCAGATACCGGACATGGCCTCTTTTGCCAGTGGTGATGGATGGATGAAATTACCCAACGGGAAAATCCTGCAATATGGTCGTGGTGCGATTACGCCGACATTATCGACGCAAACAATGAGAATTACATTCAGCATCCCTTTTCCTAAAGAAGTGGACTGCGCCATGCTTACCCATTCTGGTGATGGTGGTGCGCCTTTAGGCGCTGGACGGGGATTCGTGATGACTGCAGAAGGTCCAACACTAACCGGTTTTAATTCCGCTTACAGAACTGCATCAACCAGCTCCACAGTAACCTCTATAACTGTATTGACGATTTGCAGTGATTGCAGGACGTTACGGGTAGCCTCATCGTTCTGTGGTTTCTGTTAATCGATTTATCCATTAGATTTTTCATAAAGCTCAGGTTTAAATGGCAACCGTCCGCAAGTTCTATATGCAGCTTCTGCTGCACGTCCTTTTGGAATTAACTGGCCCGGACGGTTTCGCCACTGATAAACGGCTTCAGTTGTTATGCCGAAAAAAGCAGCAACTTTCTCAATACTGCCGAAGTAGCTTTCGATATCGTCAGTTGTCATACGCCCTCCAAACTAAGTTTTATTAGATGCTAATTACAAATCTATCTTTGGTCAATAAAAACTAAGATTACTTAGCAATTCAAGAAATGGTGCTCCTATGGAAACGGTTGGTCAGCGTATAAAAGCTCTGAGAAGAGTTACCGGAACGTCCCAGAAAGAATTGGGTAAATTTTGTGGAGTAAGCGACGTTGCTGTGGGGTACTGGGAGAAAGACATCAATACCCCTGGTGGGGAGGCACTTTCGAAATTAGCGAAGTTCTTCAATACGTCAATAGATTACATTCTTTATGGTGCTGAGTTTGAAGGCAAACTCGTCACAAACATGCGCAGAGTTCCTGTAATATCGTGGGTTCAGGCTGGGCAGTTTACTGAGTGCAGGGCAGCAGAAGTGTTTAGTGAAGTGGACAAGTGGGTAGATACATCATTAAAGATTGGTGATAACTCATTTGCATTAGAGGTTAAAGGTGACTCCATGACTAACCCTAATGGCCTCCCAACAATACCAGAAGGCGCAACAGTGATTGTAGATCCAGATGCAGAACCTCGTCATGGAAAAATAGTCATCGCTCGACTTGATGGAACAAACGAAGCTACAGTAAAAAAATTAGTCATCGATGGCCCTCAAAAGTTTTTAGTGCCATTAAATCCTCGGTATCCCAACATCCCTATCAATGGTAATTGCCTTATCATTGGTGTAGTCAAAGGAGTTCAATACGAACTCTAAGACCTCTCTTCTCTAACTAAGGCACCGAACTAAGAAAAGTTTGGTGTTTTCTCTTGCCATAATAACTAAGTTAAGTTAGATTTTATATCAAAGATAACGAACAGGCAGGACGCCCACGAAGTAGCCGCCTGGGGCATATGAAGTCCAGGATGATTCGTTAGCAACAAAAAAGCGCCCTACAGGACGCTTAGCTCTTTAACAATCTGGTCCCCATCAACAAGTAACTGATAACTTGAGGAGGTGTGAAATGCACAAAACAGAACCAAAAATCGTC